CCTTTTAGTTACAGGGGCTAATCAATGGTATTTCACCGTTTCAGATGGAACCGAAGAAAAGACCGTTTTTACAGTTGTTGAACCTAATAAAAAATGGTTCAAGCGAATAAAGGATGCGTGGAAGCAGTTCGACATTGACCTGGATAATTATGCGCCTGTAGTACATGACAATAAGCCCATACACGACGCAACGAAAGAACTACCGGCTTTATTTGTTCACGCGTATGGCGAGATAACAACCAACAACAACCGCCCGATTTGCCGTGCACTTCACGTCGCTTGACCCACGCTAGGCGGGTGCGCTCGGAGATTGACAGCGTGGTCATACCGCGTCCACCCACTGGACCTCGGTGCCGCCGTCTGGGTTGGTGCAGAGTTCGATGCGGACGAGGCCGTGCTTGATGGCCGTGGTGAGCGCCGAGGGAGCTCCGGTGTAGAGGGCGCTGCGGATCGCGTCGACGTTCGCTTGGGGCAAGGGGCGCTTGTCTCGGCGGCGTTGCGCGGCGTAGGCCCACGTGCGCTCGTCGCAGAGGCGGGGCCCGTCGCACTTGGCGTCAGCGGGTCGCTTGCACCGCGGGCAGTCGACCGTTTTGCTGGCGGAGACGAGGCGGAAGTAGGGGCCGAGGCCGGAGGTGGCGGATTCGATGGCGGCGGCGAGGTCTGGCCCACCCCCGGACCCAAACTCTGAACGTTCGGATCTGCGCGGCATCAAGTTCACAGCGTTGCCGTCCGAGGGCTACTCGGGTCCGGTGCCTGACTTTCCCCTGCCGCGCAGGCTGGCGTACTTCGTCACCGAGAAGGTGCGGACGCTCGACGAGGACACCACGGAGATGGTCGCTGACCGCGAGGCCGAGTTGTGGGCGTGGGCGTGGTCTCAGCCTCAGGCGTGGGCGTGGTCGCAGGCGTCTGAGTCGTGGCGTGTGCCGACGATCGCCATGTGGGTTCGGACCTACGTGCTGTGTGAGTCGAGCGAGGCGACGGCGGCCGACAAAGGCAGCCTCCACCGTTTCCAGGACCAGATCGGGCTGTCTCCGGCTGGCCTGAAGGAGAACGGTTGGGCGATCGCCAAGGACGAGGTTGGCGCGAAGCGTGCCGAGTCGAAGCCTGCCCCGTCGAAGGCGGCACCAAAGCGCCGGATGCGGGTCGTGTCCGGTGGCTCTGCCTGAGTATGTCGTCGACTTCCCGACCCTCGGTGACTTGTGGTCGTCGTGGATCGAGCAGCACTGCCATGTGCCTGACCGGCATGAGCGGGGCGCGCCTTTCCGCGAGTACGACTATCAGTTCTGGTGCACTGCGAACATCGGGCGCATCCGTGAGGGCGTCACGTTTGACCCTGCGAGTCCGCCTCTGAATCAGGCGTTCACCTACCGTCGCTGGCAGGTGATCGCGCCGCAGAAGGCTGGCAAGGGTCCGTGGACCGCGGCTCGGGCGATCCTCGCGGCGGTCGGACCGGTGGAGTTCGCCGGCTGGGCTGTCGAGGGCGACGCCTACCGGTGCGAGGACTTCGGCTGCGGTTGCGGCTGGACATACGCCTACCTGGCTGGCGAGCCGATGGGGATGCGTCATCCGTCGCCTCTGATCCAGATCGCGGCGACGAGTGACGATCAGGTGATGAACATCTGGCGTCCGCTGATGTCGATGATCGCGTTGGGTCCGTTCGATGACCTGCTGTTGCCGCGGGGCGAGTTCGTGCGGATCGTGGGCACGTCGGGCGACCGGAACATGGACCGGATTGACCGCGTGACGGCGAGTGCACAGTCCCGGCTCGGTGCCCCGATTTCGGAGGCGCTGCTCGATGAGACCGGGTTGTTCCTGAAGTCGAACAAGCTCATCGAGGTCGGGGAGACCATGCGGCGGGGCGCGGCTGGCATGGGTGGCCGTTCGGGTGAGACGACGAACATGTTCGACCCGTCGCAAGGCTCGTATGCGCAGCGCACGCATGAGGCTTCCGCGAAGGACATCTTCAAGTTCTGGCGCGATCCTCGACTGCTGACGCACCGGGACGGGTCGGCAATGAACTTCAAGGACAAGCGGGACCGTCGCCGGGTCCTCGCGCACGTCTACGGCGGAATCACGCACATCTCCCTCGGGTCGATCGAGGCTGAGTGCAACGACCTGATGACGGTGGATCCGGCGCAGGCGGCGCGGTTCTTCGGGAACCTGCCAGAGCGTGGCCAAGGCGCGTGGATGCCGGACGGGTTGTGGGAGGGCGCATATGGCGCGCCCCTGGCTTCCTGAGCCGCCACCGGGCACGCAAGTCGCGCTCGGGTTCGACGGTTCGGACGTGGACGACTGGACGGCGTTGCGGGCTGAGACTCGTGACGGATTTCAGTTCACGCCGCGGTTCGGGCCGGCCAAGATGCCGACGATCTGGAAGCCGTCGCTGTCGGGCGGTCGGGTTCCTCGCGCCGAAGTGACGTTGGCGGTGCGGGAAGTGTTCGCCCGGTTCGACGTGGCGCTCATGTACGCGGACCCTCCCCGGTGGGAGACCGACGTCGACCAGTGGGCGATCGAGCATGGGGAGAAGGTCGTCCTCGAGTGGGCGACCTACCGGCCCAAGCAGATGCATGAAGCCCTCGAGCGGTTCCTGACCGACCTGCAGGCCGGACGTATCCGGCACGACGGGTGCCCCGCCCCCGACCAGGCCATGGCGACCGCTCGCCAGGTCGCCCGCACCTCTGACCGCTACATCCTGTCCAAGCCTTCGCAGGTGCAGAAGATCGACCCCGCGATGGCGTCCGTGCTCGCCCATGAGGCCGCTGCCGAAGCGCGTGCGGACGGCTGGGCTGACGCACCGTCTTACGTCTACGTGTCCTGACCGGAAGGAGGCCGCTCGTGGCATTGACCGCCCAAGAGGCCGTGCAGAAGGTCGGGGAACTGCTCAAGGAGCTCGGTCGTCGTCGGCCGGACGTGGACAAGCGGGATCGCTACTTCGAGGGTGAGCAGCCGCTCGCCTACGCCTCGGACGAGTTCAAGAAGTTTCACGGGTCACGGTTCGCGGGATGGTCGGACAACTGGTGCAGTGTGGTCGGTTCGGCTGCTGCGGAGTTGACCGAGTTTGCGGCGATCCGTCTCGGGGATGACGTGACCGCCCTTGACGCTGAGGAGCGGTCGCTTCTGCTGGACTGGCAGCGCCTCGACGGCCCGGCCTTGCAGGCTCAAGGGCTCCTGTCGAGTGCGGTGACGTCTCGTTCGTTCGCGCTCGTGTGGGGCGACCGGGACGGCGAGCCGCTGTTGACGTGGGAGCACGCCTCCCAGGCGATCGTGGACTACGACCCGGAGACGCGGCGCGCTGTGGCTGGGTTGAAGGCGTGGCGAGACGACAAGCGCGAGCACGCGACGCTCTACACCGACGACGAGGTGTGGAAGTTCGAGCGCGACCTGAGTGTGTCCACGGACAGCGGCCTGATCCTGCCGTATTCGCTGCCCGGTGGGTGGCGGTTGCGGGAGACCAGCGAGCCGAACCCGATGCGCAACCCGCTCGGGGTGATGCCGCTCGTCGAGTTCGGGAACCGCCCGGTGTTGGGCAAGGGCCCCGTGAGCGACATCGCGGGGACGATGGCCATGCAGGACGCGATCAACCTCATGTGGGCGTACCTGTTCGGCGCGGCTGACTATGCGTCGATGCCGGCGCGGGTCGTGATGGGTCAGGAGCCGCCGAAGGTTCCGATCCTCAACGAGCAGGGCCAGAAGGTCGGCGAGCAGACCGTTGACCTCGAGCAGTTGAAGAAGGGCCGGCTGCTGTGGCTGACAGGTCAGGGCACCACGATCGGGCAGTGGGACTCGGCCAAGTTGGACGTGTTCACTGAGGTCATCAAGGTGATGGTGAAGCACACGGCGTCGCAGACGAAGACGCCCGTCAACTACATCACTGGCGAGATGAACAACGTCAACGGCGAGGCGCTGACAGCGTTGCGGCTGCCGTTGGTGATGAAGGTCCGTGACGGTCACAAACATCTGCGTTCGCCGCAGCGTGAAGTGTTCCGACGCATCGCGCTGGTACGCGGCGATGCCGCCGTGGCTGAGGCGTGCCGGACCGCTGACATTGGCTGGACTAACCCGGAGACCTCGAGCGACTCCCAGACCTCTGACGCGGCGTTGAAGGACAAGCAGATCGGGTGGTCCGCTGCGGGCATCCTCGAGCGCCGCTACGGGATGAACCAGACCGAGATAGATCGTGAGTTGGCGCGCCGGATCGACGAGGCCAACGACCCGCTCCTGGCTGACTTGCTGCGTCCTCCGGTGGCTGCCGGTGTTGGCGTCGGCTGAGGCGCATTACGTCCGTCAGCAGCGGATCACGGCTGCCGCGCTCACGGCGGCTCGTCGGGCACGGTTTGGGTCGCTGGATCGGCTGGTCGCGGTCGTGGCTGCGGGGCAGGTGTTGGCGGCGCGGGATTCTGCCGCGTCAGTGCCTCTGATGCTGGCGGAGCAGGGCATCGAGACAGACGTTGCCGGGGTGGTGTCGGCTCGGGCTCTGGCTGGGTCGGCCTCGGATGGTCGCGGCCTGCGTGGGCTGTTGGACTTCACACGGGATCCGCGAGTGACGGACTATCTGTTCGGGTTGATCGTCTCGACCCAGTTGCAGGACGCGGCCCGTGGGGCAGCGTCGGTGGCGATCGCTGCCCGTCCGAAGGTGACCGGCTACGTGCGGATGCTCAACCCGCCGTCATGCTCACGCTGTGCGGTCCTCGCGGGTCGCCGGTATCGGTGGAACGCGGGCTTCGAGCGGCACCCGAAGTGTGACTGCCGGCATGTCCCGGCGAGCGAGGACACCGCTGGCGACCTGACGACGAACCCGCACGCCTACTTCGAGTCGCTGTCGAAGGCTGAGCAGGACAGCGCGTTCACGAAGGCTGGGGCGCAGGCGATCCGCGACGGTGCCGATGCGGGGCAAGTCGTCAATGCTCGCCGCGGGATGGAGACCGCCCAGAGGGGCCGGCTCACCCGAACGAAGGCATTCGGGCAGGACCTGTACGTGACCAGCGAGGGCATGACCAAGCGTGGGACTGCCTATGCGGCTCGTGGCGGCAAGAAGGTCCGCCTGATGCCCGAGTCGATCTATGAACTCGCCGAGGACCGGGCGGACGCGATCCGCCTGTTGAAGGCGCACGGCTACATCACGTAGCCCACATGAGCCACC